CGTCCCCACCCCAACGCCCTGTGTGAGCTGCGTAGTATTTAATGGGTACAGGTAGCTTGCCACGCTTGGCTATGTCGATGAACCGTTGCGTGCGTGTTTCTTCCAAAGTTGTTTTGTTACCAAGGCGAGCCGCAACCAAAGCCTGAACGCGAGGGTCGGGATGCGATGCCAGTTCCTTGAACTCCTCGTCTGTCTTGGCAAATGCCCATGCGGTCTTGCCCGTGCGTGCGCTGATCTTGGTAGGCGGGTCTACCCTTAACATCTTCAGTAACTCAGCAAACTTATCGTTTGACATGAGCGTGTCTTTATCTGCGGCTGCTGCTTCGAGTAGTGCCTCCTTCTTGTTCTTAACATCTTCCAAATGCTGCTCAAGCAGGGGCAGGTTTAGCTCCAGAGTTGGTTCGATAAACATGCGTAGGGTTTTGTCGATAACCTTTAGCTCTTGCTTGGGGAAGTCCTGCATGAATATAGTAAACAGTTGGTAGGTTAGATTGACATCGTTCTTGCAGTACTCAGCGTACTGGTTCATCTGTGCAAGACTAAACTCCTTGCGCTTCAAACCCTTAGACCACTTTGTATCGTCGCCCTTTACACCGATGCTGTAACGCTCAGTCAGTTTAGCTAGTGACCCACCTGCCTCCACACCATGTATAGCACGAGCCATGCACAGCGTATCGAGCCACACCTTAGCCTTCACCTTAAACAACCACGACAAGATAGCCCCATCGAACTGCATGTTGTGTGCCAGTACAAACGAGTTAGCCCAATCGAACTGCTCAAGCCATGCCTTAGTCTGCTCGAAGTCCCCAGTAAACCAACGGGTCTTCTCATCGTTGACCTTAACAGCAACGCCCACTACCTCGAACCTATCGTCACGCACATACTCTTCAGTCGTCATCTTAGTAAGCGAGAACTCTGTACTGAAGTATGTTTCAAAATCTACAGTGATGATGTTCAATTTAAATTCCCTTCTTTAATAATTCTTTGCCGTAATCCGAAAGGGGTATACCCAACCCATTCGCCATAGATACTTGTGTTGGAGTTAAAGATATAGTTTTAAACGCCCTTGCATCTATCCACCCAGTAGCATACCTATCAGACGCTTTGTATTTCATAGTGGGTTTGTCCTCATTCTCATCTTCCATCAGTGTCTTTAAAACTTCTTCAGAGAATCGGTCTATGAGAATCTCTCGCAGCTTAGCGCTGTATGCCTTCTGCTCCTCTTCGGTGAACATAGGCCAATCACTTTCTACTAAGTGCCTCCACTTGTGCTTGTCCACAAACTCCTCGGGGTTCGTTTCCATCCTTGCTAGTATCAGCTTCATTCCGTTGTTCATGCTCTTCTGCCTCTCTTAGTCTATTGCCAAACAAAGTGCGTAGTTGTTCTTCCAGTGTTGCCTTCACAGTATCCCTCCTAGGTACTCCTCAAGTGCATCGAACTTAGTGCCTTTGACTACAAATTTAACCCGCGCATCATCCTCGCTTTGCTGTAGCTTAATCAGTTTCAGATCAACCAAGTCTTTTGTAAGCCGGTAGTGAATACTCGCAGGGGATGCAACGGTCTTGCCAAACTTCAAGGTCAGGTCAGTCACCCGCACATCTCGACCCTCGTCCCACTTAGCGCTCATGACCCCAAGAATCTGGATGTCGATGTCGTCAAGACTGAACTTGTGCTTAATCGTGTCGATAGTGTTAGCCAACTGTGTGATGTTACTCATAGCTTATTCCTCAGTGATACATAATATTTATAGGGTTTGGTGTCTACATCACTCAACTCCACTAACCCGTCGTTGTACAGTTCTTTCAACAGTCTTTGCGCTGTGTAGTAACCGACCTTAATAGTTCTAGCAACTTCTTTGATAGTGCATGCAGGGCGTCCTCGCAGGTAGCGAATCACTGCCGCCCGACGCACACGCTTAGGTTCAACTGTCTTGCTCATCGCAGCGTTCAATCAATGCGGCGTACCCACAGATATCTACTACTGAGTCCCTATGGGTTGGGTCATTAGCAAGGCGAGCGCATTTCAACAGCACCATCATCACAGCAACGTCTTGTGGTTCTAGGTCTAAATCTTTCACTAACCCTCCCCCGCTCTTAGATGTTAGATACGCTTGCCACATAACAGCAATTGCCCATAAGTTCTTCGACGGATGTCCGTAAGTCTTTTCTCTGTCGCCATAGATAATCTCTTTGGCTTCGTCCAGTACCGATTTATTTTCCATGTTTGATTTCCATAATCTTTATGATTGCAGTAAGGCTAGCTACATTGTCTTCGTTAATGACTAGAGCTACGCCCCCACTTTCTTTGATTGCTGCTAAGTTCTTATCTTGTAGCGCAGTGGTCACGCCCTTACCCGCCTTGCATTCGATACCTACGAACCTACCGTTTATACAAGCCACAAGGTCAGGCACTCCAGAGCGTCCGTATCCACCCGTTACCGGAGAGAAGTAATACGCCCCCAATTCCTTTAACTGCTTAATAACTTGAGCTTTAACTTTAGCTTCTGGAGTTTGTGCCATGACTGCCTCACATGCAAGACAATGGACGGAACGGCCCTTCTACAGTGGTGTCCCAACAGCAAACACTACCGTCTATTTTGCGCTCACACTTCATAGCTGCAAATGATGGGCTAATAAATAATGTCAGACATGATGCGATAAGTAACTTCTTCATGTAGTACTCCTAGGTTTACGCTTCGGTTTAATTGCTGTGATACCTTCTTCGGGTACAGGTTCGGGTTCTGCGTACTTGGCTTCGATCATTGCATCCGATATCTTGTACGCCATGCGGGGTATTTCTTGTGCTGAGTAGTCCCCATTAGCAAGCAACCCTTGCATAGCTAACCCCGCAAACAAGTCCCGCAAGTCTTCATCATTCATTGTTTTTCCAATTTACCTTCTAGGTATTTAATGACCGCATAATGATCGAGCAACTGTACCTTCAACTCATACAGCTCTTTCTCAAGCGCTTGGATTTTGGTGTATGGGTTATTGGGTGCTTCAAACAACGGCAACTCAAGCTGTTTAGATTCTTCCTGCACTACTTGTTTTGCTTCTTTAACTGGAGCGGGCTTAACTTGCTTCTGAGCTTTGAAACCTTTGAAGTAGTACCGACATTTCTTGCGCCCTAATACACCGGCTCTATACAACTTGCTCAGTACATTCGATACTCCTCCAGCCTCTTTACCTAACAGTTCGCCAAGCTCGTTAGGTCTGCTATAAGGGTTAGCAATTACTGCGTTGATAACCGCCTTCATTAATGCTCCGCGTGGTGTTCCCATGATGATCTGCTTCCTTGGTAAGTTGTGTCCATTCGGACGGGGTTACTTCAATATAAAAAACATCTGGTAGTGCTTGGCGTCCTACGCCTTGGATGTTGGCGTCTGTGCCTGATACTTTGAGTATTGCTATCTTGGGTGCAAGTAACTTGGGTATGTAGGCAAACCATATCTGCGTAGGGTCAGAGAACTTTATACCCGCTGTACACTGCACACTGATACCGCCATATTTGTCGGCTTTATTTATTGCTACTCGTATTTTGCTTATCTCATTCACTCTTTCTCCTAGTATGATTATTCGGATTGGTATGAGTATAAGTTCTAGTACTAATGATGTCAAACGGTATCTTCGTACAGCCAATAGGTTCTGATATCAGCCTTGTACCCAACCTCGGGGATAAAGTGCTTGTCACCCATTATGCGTAGCAACGACACCTTACTGCGGTATCCCTCGGGTAGTAGGTCAAAGTCCTCGTACACTACGGGGTCAACCTTCGGGTCTTTAACCAAGTAGTACTTACCCGCATCCTCAACCACACAGTTCAAGAGCGGACTCTTTTGTTGTTTCTCCCGCCACTCACGATAAGAATCCAAAGACTCAACAGCCCTTTTGAACGCAGGGGTAGTAAAGATAACATTCTGTTTGACTAGATTGTTAAGTTCTTCGTATATTTCCCTATGCCCCATGTTCAGTGACATAGTTACACCTGAGCCTTCACTCATCCACATCTCGTGCTGTCGGTTCGCCTCCTTCTTTGTACGCAAGCCAAGCTCATACCAACTGAATGGTTTGGCTACTTCCATAGCTATACGCACAGCCTTCTTAGGGTCTACGGTTGAGCGGGTGTGGTAGTCAGAGTTGTGAACCGAAAACTTCTCGTTCTGAATTCGTTTTGAATCTATTACATACTCGTAGTCCTTACCTCGTGTGTACGATGGGGCATACCGTAACTCAAACACAGGCTTGTCCTCATCACTTACAAACCTGCTATCAAAGAACGCTAGCCGCCCAACGTCTGTGCGTGTGTGGTGCGGTACATACTTAACCAACAGGGTATCCGCTGATACCGCAGCATGTTTAACCTGAATAACTGCAAGCACCTCACGCAGTTGGGGCAGTATGTCGTCATACTTCAAACCTTCAGTTAGTTGTATCATCGTCCTCTCCCGCCGTTTCAGTAACATCTTTAGGTGATGCGTCTATCAATGCCCACCCCTTCGTCTTAGCAATCATGCGATTAGATGCGATAGCAAGTGCCTTCATTCGCGTGTCTGCTTGTTGTGCCTCAATGATTCGGGTTGCGGCGTTCAATGCTAACTTGGCGTTATCTATATCTACTGAGTTGTTAATAGCAGATGCCATGATGCGGGCTAGTAACCCAATAACATCTTCTGTAGATTCAGGTACAGCTACCTTGTTATCACCGAACCCAAGTTTATTCGTTGGGGTAGTTGAGGACATTAAGTATGTTTCCTGTGTGGTATTTGCGTTTGCGTTCATGTTTTAGCTCCGATAAAAGTTTGGTTGATTCAGTTGTTAAGATCCATGCTTCTAACTGCTTAGGGGTTAAGTTGTGCTTCTTTGATAACAGAACTTCTAACTTCTTTTTGCGATACTCTGCGGCTTCGAGTATTGATACGGGGGTATCCATACCATAACCCTTATACCCTGTTGCTCTGACCCTACCCATTTGCTCATCCACCACTAAATACCCGATAGAGTTAGCGGAATGGGGAAAGCAGCTATAAAAAGGTTTACTCAACCCATACTTATTCCGTATCTTGATTCTAAGTTCGTCTGCAAAAGCGGCAAGTGGTCTGTATTTTCGTACATAACGACAAGCGATTTCGTTCATCCATACTTCTTTCGTTCTTGGTCTGTACTTCCATCGCCTGTTGAGCGCACCTTTTAACTTGCTACCATCGACACGCTCCGCAGTGAACAACACCTCAAACAAAGGAACGTCCCAATTCCCTTTCATATTATTCTCTCCTTAGAACATATCCAGTATGGCATCCACTTTCGCCTTAACACTCTGGCGAATCTCTTGGCTTTCCTTAACAGTATCTGCATCAATGTTCACCAATGCTCGCTCTAACTTCTGTCGTGCTTCCTCCAACTTGGGATCGTTGGTGATGTTGAGCTTGGTAAGTAATCCGCATAGCTCCACCGCATTAGTAATGGTTGATGTATGGAACGGTGAACGCTTGAGCTTGTTACCCTTCTCGTCTACTGCATCATCAGAGAAGTCGAGCTTCTGGCTCATGTGTGTCAGCACATCGTGTAGTCGTTGCCATGTGTCTTGCATCGCATCATCTAACTTCTTTTTGTACAGCGACTCGTACTGCTCCTTGAGTTCGTTGAGTGCTTCTTCTTCCACATCAACTCGGAAGTCACCCGCTTCAGGCACAGGACTAAACGAATACTTAAAGCCAAACTTGACACGCACCTTCTCAACATCAGGGTACTCGTCACGATCAAACAGACCGCCAAGCGTGAACGCAGATTTTGATACCAGTTGCGGATACTCTATGCAGAAGTCATTAACAGCTTGCGTAAATTGATTCTCAAAGTTGTTAAGAGTTTGCTTGTAATCAAAAAAGCTTTTCATCGGCAACAGGCGTGCGCCCTTGTCCGTCCAAGGTAATGTGTTCTCGTAGTGCCATGTCCGTGCCGCACCTGCTATCTTCTGAATACGCTCTAGCTTGTCCGAACCTGCCAACAGGTTCTTGTGGTAGTTAC